CAGCCGGATCGGTGCGTACATAGGCATTGTCCATATTCCATCTGAGAATCGGATGTCCTCCATGGTTGAGCCTGCGCTCCAGCACGATACGCATCAGTTCCTTTGTAGGAGGCGACATGTCGCGGAAGCCCTGACCGAAGGGGATCATGGTGAAACCGTCATCCTCCAACGCCTGCACCATCATGGTGGCGTTCCAGCGGTCATAAGCGATTTCGCGAATGTTGTACCGTTCGCCCAGATTGACGATGAACTGCTCGATGAAGCCGTAATGAACGACATTGCCCTCGGTAGTCTTGAGGAACTGCTGTCGTTCCCATTTGTCGTACATCACATGATCGCGCCGGACGCGGAGCGGCAGCGTTTCCTCCGGAAGCCAGAAGAACGGCAGGACAATGTAAGGTTCCGTTTCGTCCCTGGGTGGGAATACCAGCACCAGCGTTGTAAGGTCGCTGGTGGATGAAAGATCCAACCCGGCATAGCATTCGCGGCCTTCCAGTTCATATGGATCAACCACGCCGCCGCATTCGTCCCACTTATCCATGGGCATCCAGCGAACAGACTGCTTAACCCACTGGTTGAGGCGAAGCTGCCTGAACATGTTCTCATCTGCAGGCGTCTCCTGCGCTTTTCGGAAGGCGTCTCGCACCTTGTCGATGGAGATGGTATAGCCCAGCGATGGATTCGCTGTATACCAGTTCTTTTCGTCAGTCCAGTCCGCTTCATCTGGCAAGCCGAAGATCACAGGGTAAAAACGCGGGTCTGCCTTGCGGCCTTCAATGATGTCCAGGGCCTTCTGATGAACCTCCCAGCAGATACTGTTGCGATCCGTGCCGGCCGTCGTGAGAAAAAACCACAGCGGCTGTTTTCTGGCGTCACCGGAACCCTGAGTCATAACGTCATACAGCGCGCGGGTAGGCTGTGTATGAAGCTCGTCAAAGATGCAGGCGCTGACGTTGAGGCCGTGCTTGGTGGCAACCTCGCTGGAAAGGACCTGATAGATGCTTCCTGTAGGCTGATACACCATGCGTTTCATGGAAGGAATGATCTTGATACGCTTCATGAGCGCCGGGGACTGGCGAACCATATCCACGGCAACATCGAAAACAATAGCGGCCTGTTGACGATCCGCTGCGCAGGAATAGACCTCTGCTTTCCATTCATCGTCATTTACCAACATATTGAGCGCAATCGCGGCACCCAGTTCGGACTTGCCTTGCTTTTTTGGTATTTCGACGTATGCGGTTGTGTACTGTCTCATGGTAGGATCATCGTCCCGGACCGTTCCGAATACTTCCCGGATAATCTTCTCCTGCCAGGGGAGCAGCTTAAACGGCTTCCCGTGGAATTCGCCCTTGGTATGTTTGAGACACTCAATAAACTGCGTCACGCGGCGGGCTTTTCGTTCATCGAACATTATTCCCACCCGCCTTTCAACAGCTTCTCCATAGGATCGTCTGCTGCAGCTTCCTCGCTCATACCGTTGGCGGCAAAGATACGCGCACGGCAGGCAGGCGTCAGGCCGAACTCAGAACAGAAAGACTGCATAATCTTCAGATTCTGCTGGGCAATGGACACCTGCGGCACCTGCTGAACGTAACCGCTGGGCGTTTTGAAAATGCTGCCGTGCTGGGTGATGAATTCTTCAGCCTCTTTCCAGCGGGCGTAGGCTTGGCAGTAGCCCTCAAAGGCTGTGATATCCGCCAGCGTCAGCACGCCCATGGCCTCCAGTGAAGGCGCCAGCCTCTTCCATTCTTTCTTCGCTTCCGGAAGCAGCCAGCTTGGGCATTTGATATTGCCCTTGGGCGGTGCAGGCTCATTGGTGTTGAGCGGATGCTTGCCCGGATTGCCTTCCAGCACTTTCAGCGCCGTGGGCTTCGGTTTTCTGCCTCTCGTAGCCATCTGGCATACCTCCTCTCTCGTTAATCAAACACCGTTACTCCTGAGTGCCGATAGTCAGATCTACGACCTCGGCAAACGTGAGCGTTTCGCCGTTGCGCTCAACCGTAATGCCTTCGCCGCTGCCCACCAGTTCCGCATACCGCTGAACGATTACGCTGGCGTACTTGGGATCAATCTCCATCGTGCGGCAGATGCGGTCGGTCTGTTCGCAGGCAATGAGCGTGCTGCCGGAACCGCCGAACAGGTCCAACACAACCGCATTGGGCGCGGAACTGTTCTTGATAGGATAAGCCACCAAAGGAATGGGCTTCATCGTGGGATGCTCGGCGCTGCGCTTGGGTTTATCGAAGTTCCAGATGGTTGACTGCTTCCGGTCCGAAAACCACTTGTGCTTACCGTTGGGCAGCCAGCCATACAGAACCGGCTCATGCTGCCACTGGTAAGGCGATCTGCCAAGCACCAGAGAATTCTTTACCCAGATGCAGACCCCGCTGATATGGAAGCCGGCATTTTTGAAAGCGCGTCTGAAATTCAAACCTTCCGTGTCGGCATGGAAGATGTAGGCACTGCCGCCCTCGGCCATATGCGCAGCCATATTCTTGAAAGCTGCCAGCAGGAAGTCATAAAACTTCTCGTCCGCCATGCTGTCATTCTGAATGGACTTACCGTCCTTGGATTCGTATGCCACGTTGTAAGGCGGGTCGGTGACCACAAGATTAGCCTTGACGCCGTTCATCAGACGGGCAACATCATCCACATTGGTGCTGTCGCCGCAGAGCATGCGGTGTCTGCCCAGCGTCCAGACATCACCGGGCTGCACAAAGGGCTTCACTTCGTCGGGGTTGATATCGCAGTCATCGTCCTTGACATCCTTGTCATGTACCTGGCTGAAAAGATCGTCGATCTCAGCGGCGTCAAAGCCGGTAGCGTCCACGTCATAGCCGGAGGACTGCAAATCAGCCAGCAGATCGGCCAGAGCCACAGGTTCCCACTCACCGACAGCCTTGTTCAGCGCCACATTGAGCGCCTTTTCGTCCTGCGGGTTCTCGATATGGACAACAACGCAGTCAATTTCCGTCACGCCTTCAGCCTTCAGTACCTTATAGCGCTGATGACCGCCGACGATATTGCCGGTGACCTCATTCCAGATGACTGGATCAACGTACCCGAAATCGTGCAGACTTCGCTTGATTTTCTCATAAGCGGGATCGCCCGGCTTGAGGTCTTTCCGGGGATTGTATTTTGCGGGCTTCAGCTTATCAACGTTGATCCGCTGTAAATTCATCTGCGTATTCATGAGATACCTCCGTCTTCAAAATGAGCATGAGAAAAGCGCCTGATTGTGCATCAGACGCTTGTTTTGTTTAAAGGAACACCCCGTCGGTTTAACCCGCCGGGGTGCTGGATGTTAGCCCTCAATCAGAATGGTCTTCCTTTCGGGGACTCTCGGCGCATCCTTCTTCGGGACGATGATATGCAGGACACCGCTTTCATACGAAGCCTTGATGTCCTCCTCTGTCATGTGCTCGCCCACAAAGAAGCTGCGCTGCATCACGCCCGAATAGCGCTCCTGACGGAGCATCTTGCCCTTCTTGTTCTCGTTGGTCTTCTCCAAAGATTTCTCCGTGGAGATGGTCAGATAACCGTTGTTCAGTTCCAGATGAATGTCGTCCTTCTTGAAGCCCGGCAGATCAACGTCCACCTCATAGCCTTCATCCGTTTCCTTCACATCCGTCTTCATCATGTGCTGTGCGTGCTTGCCGTACAGCGCACGGTCAACGTTACCGAATCCGCGGAAGAAATTCCGGTCGAAGTCATCGAAAACGTCCATCAGGTTCTCACCGAAAACAGTAGGAAGATAGTTGCTCATAATGCAAACCTCCATTCATTTTGGCCTTGCACCGCTGGTACTTTTGCCAGTAATGTAGGGTCGCATATTGGCCTATCCCAGGTCGTGCGTGATGTGGTCATTAGCCACTTCGTTCATCCCTGAACGATGACTCTATTATAGTCAAAAGTCAAAGAAAGTCAATATGTTTTTGCGTAAATTCTGAAATTTTTTTGCAGACCCCCGGGCCCCGAATTTCGCGGAATTTCACGCGAGAGGGGGCGGCGGTCTCCTTCCCAGGGTACACAGAGATCGGATCGCCCCCTGGGGTCCGGACTTCGCCCTGGCGAAGCGTAAAAGCCGACCTTTCCGCCCGGACTTCGCCCTGGCGAAGCGGTAAAGCCGACCTTTTCACCAGGACTTCTGCGCGGCGAAGCGGCAAAGCCGACCTTTCCGCCCGGAGTTTCGCACGACAAAGCGGCAAAGCCGACCTTTTTGCCGGACTTTCGCACGGCGGAGTGGCGAAGCCGACCCTTTTGCCCGGACTTCTGCGTGGCGAAGCGCGAAAGCCGACCTTTTCACCCGGCTTTGGGTGGCGCGGCCGGGGTTTGGGGGCAAAAACGGCGCGCTTCCTTATAACGCGCGAAGGGTCCAAATTTTACGAAACGGCGACAAAAGGCGACTTTTTCGTCGCCACTAGTTCGCCGTTAGTTAACTTGCT